GCCGCTACCAGCAAGGATTTCATCTGCTCGTTTGATTGCATCTTTAAACTCCAATCCTTCCTTGTGTGTAATTATATTAACGCCATTACCTGCTACTCCGCAGGTGTGGCAGTAATAAAGGTTGTTGATAGTATCAATTACTGCAGACTTTCTAGTGTCGTTATGAACACAACACCTAACTGATACGTTCTTACCTTCTTTTACTTCTCCTCCGTAGAACCGAACTATTACTCCAATGGGAACTGAGTTCGCAGAGGTTCCGCTAAAACCTTTGCCCGACTTCCTGTTCCTGGACCAGTCTTGTGCTGACATCCACAATCCCCTTTGCATTTGTCGTGCATATTACTGGCACGCTTGAACTGACCAATCTTGTTCAGCTCACCACCAGATTTACAACGTTCGCAGATCATTCTTCTTCCTTAACCTCTTCTACTGTTGGTAGTATCTCTTGTACTTCTTCTTGTGGTTCTGTCCATATTGTTGATGTTGTTATTTCGCCATTAGGTGTTGGCATTTTTTTCCTCCAGCCATTGTGTTAGATCTTGGATGACCCACGCCTTGTGGATCCCCGCTCCTCGCCTCTTAAATAATACATAAGAAAAAGGCTTATCAATACCACGATGCTTAGCATAGTTAGCAGCTTCGTTTTGCGCTTCATCCCAGAACTCCTTCAAGTTTAAACTCTTTGTATTCTTTAACTCAAAGATGTAAGAATCACCAGCAACAATAACAACTAGATCACCCTCATCTTCCTTGCCTGATAAGCGTAGTCGCTCTGCTAGTACACCCATCTTACGAAACCATTTCATTACATCTATCTCAAAGGCTGCACCCTTGCGTCTATTGTAGGTTGGGTTAGGCATCTAACTTCACTTTGTTTACTTTAAACACTCGCTCACCTTTTTCTTCAACAACTTCTATAAGTCCTGCTTGGATAAGTAAACTAGCAAAAGAAGCAAAGTCAGTTTCTAATTGTGCAATCTTTTTCTTTAGGTATGTAATCTCTGTGTTAGCCAAACTTCTTCACCGCCTCATCTATGCCCTGCTCTAATGTAATCTTCGGAGTGTAGAACTCTAGCATCTTTTTATTATCAGAGACCCTGAACATACATCCGACAGGCTTATCGGGGTTAGTTTTAATCTCTGGTGTGTAGCCAACTGCCTCACTTACCATCTTTGCTAACTGTAAGAAGGATGTAGATCTACCAGTTCCTAGGTTAATAGGACCGGTGATACCTTCTCTTACCGCAGCAAGTACAGCGTTAACCACATCTTTCATATGTATAAAGTCTCTTGTTTGCTGACCAGTTCCCCATACTTCAAAGGGATCGTTGCGTTCTACCGCTCTCTTAATGTACATAGGGAAGGGATAAGTCAGGTCTTGGTCCCATCCATACCCTGAAAACGGTCTAAAAATATAGACATTTGGTACAAATTGGGCAAGATATTCACCGACTAACTTACTCCAACCGTAAGTCATATCAGGTGCACCAGGAAATCTAAGGTTAACATCAAATTCTTTTAGCTTTATATTTTGATCACACTGTAGCGATACTGGATATGCTGCTGATGATGAGAAGTAAACTATCTTTCTAGGTTGCGTACGTAAACACCATTGAAAAAACTCTGAGTCAATAGATAAGTTATCAGCTACTGCTAATGGTCTACCCTCAATAGACTCTCTGCCACCTACGATAGCGGCAAGGTGAATTACTAAATCGTATTGAGTATCATCTATCTTAAAGAACTCCCTGCAATCTAAACCATCTTTAATATCAACGCCTCTAATATTTACGTTAGGTAGTTCAGATAACTCTTGAGTAAAGTATCTACCAACAAATCCTTTATTACCGGTAATTAAGATCTTCATCTGTTCCCCAATCGTATATATATTTAACGTGGCCTGATTCCTGTAATGACATCTCAAGATCTGCCCTATAGATAAAGACATCATTCTCATCTAACGCTGCTCCGATATGGCATACAGTGTTAATCTTCTTGCGGGGAATGATCTTCTTCTTACTAGGCTCTGATGGTTGGTAGTTGTAATATGGATCGTGGACTAAAACATTACCAGCTATTTGCGGATAGATCTGACTAGATAAGAACTCTTGATCTTGCATATAGGTATCTCTTACTGGTGTCTCACTCCATAGTTTTTCAAAGAAGTGCATACCCTTAGTCTTGCAAGCAAACATACCAGCGGAGATAAGATACCCGTGTCCAGTTGGGTGATCTCTAATGATATGGAAATTAAATGGTGAATCTAAAAACTCTTGGTGTGCTAGTACCTCTCGGTAGGATAAACGGGCATCAGCATCTCTTGATAGAACTACATCAACACTTGGATCTAGGATTGCTCTAAATCTCCACATCCTTGCAATACTATTCTCAGGTTCATCTACCGATATCTGCTCCACATTTGGAAACAAATCTAAGGTAGATCTAGTCCAGGTTGGTACAGAATTTCCTACATAAAACCGCACTGTAAACTCAGGGAAGAACCGCTGTGCTAACTGTGCGTTCTTTATAGCGCCAACTAGAAACTTCATCTGTTGACCATAAAGAGAATAGGAAATTACCTGTTTCATTTAATACCTATTGACTCCTTGAACTTAGCAAGATCAGCAGGATACTCTTCAGCAACATATCGTTGCAACTCTTTCTGATCAGCAGAACCTACATCCTGAGCGTTGTTCTCAATATAGCCAGCATCAACCTGTGATTTACCAGCAAGGTAATGTAGGTGTTCAATAATTACATCATCAAAATACCAAATAGAATCTAAGTCCATACCAAGTAGCATCCAGAAGTTATCCATAAACAAATGAACTAACTTAGGTGGTGCCATAAAGCCAAAGCTCTTGATGATATTGGTGCTCATCATTACCGCTGTAGCAAGGTTCTTACTTTGGAATAGATCATTACCATAAGCAAGACCATATCCTTTAGATGCTATGGCTTCCGATAAGAAGTGATCCCATTGCAGGGTTTGTGGTAGGTGATCATCACCCATAAAGAATATAGTTTTATACTTATCAACATACTTATTAGCCACCAGATTAAGTGTGCCATTCATTCTAAGTCTTGGGTTTACCTCATAGATAACATCATCTAGTCTTGGGTATAGGTCAGCCTGATCATCATCTATAGCCACACAGATATCAGAAATAATGCTGGTTTCTTTTATAAACTTAACAGCCCGATCAATAGAATCAGGTCTGCCTCTTGATGGAATAATTACTAGGTTAGTGTTCATAGTGTCCTAATGTAGTATGGATGCTTGGTCAAATTGTTTATATACAACAGGTGCTGCATCTCTTTCAACGATCTGACAGTGAGCATAGTCAACTGCCAAAGGTACTGAAATAGATCCATCCGCTGCGTGTGGACCAAACCGGTTCTTAACAACTGCAACCCTTAGATGTTTATTAAAAGGATCATAACCCATTGTTAATATCAGGCTGGGTAATTGTGCTACTTTACCGTGAATAGCTCTGCGAGGTGGTGGGTTCATACCCTGTCCATACTCACTCTGCTCTGATACGTGATGAAGAACTAAGACGCAGGCTTCAGTATGACGAGCCATATCGTGCAACTCCATCATAATAGATCTAAGACCTGCCCATTCATTATCAGTTTCAGCAGCAATATTCATAAGGTTATCTATAACAATTAGTTCAGGAGCAGCACCGTATAACTCTATGTATGCCTTGATCTCACTCTCAATATCATCTAATGAAGGTGATGAATCAAAGACCCATTGAATGTTTTTCATCTTATCAAAGTGTTTGTCATACCATTTAGGACTGGCATTTAAATTATTCTCAACGGTTAGTTGTGAATTACCTGATAGATGAGATGCTGCTCGCATCATAACTGTTGTGGTGTCGGTGTCAGCAGAAAAGAATAAGGTTCTTACGTCAGCTTTTAAAGCATAAATCAAAGCAAACATAGACTTACCTGCATTGGGTGCAGCAGCAACCATACAAACTTGTCCACGTCTAAACCTGATTTCAGAAGCCTTCAAAGAAGGCCACACATCAGGTAGCGGTGTAGCCTTTGTAGTGACTCCACCCCACGCTCTGCTTAGACTAAGCAACCTCTTCCCTTCTTAACTGTATGTTCAACTTTGCTCGTAATCTCTTACGATCCCTAGGAGAACTTGCTCCCCATATTCCATATGATTCGTTATGTAATGCCCACTCAAAACATTCAGTAATGTGTGGGCATCTCTTACAAACATTCTTAGCGGTAGCGGCTTGAAATTGTTCACCGTTTTCAGGGAAGAATAGTTCTGTATCTATCTCAGAACATAACGGGTTCTCAAATTTTGTGGGAACCCGCATAGGTTATCTAACCCAGACGGCGTCGCACTTATCTGTCGCACCCTTTGGAGCACTACACATCCAAGCACGCCAAGCACCCTTAGCACCTTCTCCAGTGCGGTAGTTCATTGGGCCGTGCTTACAGGTTGGAGCATCTCCGTTAATAGGTGCAGCGTTTAATGCTTTAGTTGCATAAGCAACCGCTACGTTAGCTGCTGCTGATTGATTCAGCGATGATGATACTGATGAGATTAGAGTAGATAGATCCTGAATTTGTGTCAGGTGTCCTTCTAACTCTGTGTTGGTCTTGGCATAAACATTTACAAGCGTTCCATCTTTTAGTTTGAAGTTAACTTGCAGTGCTGTATCGCTATTTGAAGCGGCCATTATTTTCCTCCAGTTGGTTTGACAGAGATACGGGTGGTCTCTTGTCCTTGTTTGTACGGTACGAAACCGAGAAGTTTTTCTACTTCATCGGAATCGACTTGCTTGCGACCAGCAACAGATGTCCAATATATTTGGATGCCACTGTTAGTAGTGCCAGCAAATCCTTCTAGTGATGTCTTAATTGAATCCCTTGCGTTTGTTAAACTCTTAACTTGTTCATCAAGTTGTAGATATAACAAAGCGTTCTTGTCGGCATCGGGGTCATCAATCACCACCTCTGCCTCTTTGATACGTTCTTTTTTTAAGCCAACGCATCCCATCTCGCCAGTAGCGTCATAATATTTACAATAAAACTTACAGTAATTCTCATCCTTCTCAGGCTCAGGTGCACTAGTAGCTTCTTTAATAGCAGACAACCAGTTCATTGCTTCTTCTGCAATCTTAGAATCGTATGGTTCAGAGTGAACCTTTACATCTCTTTCATCACCATCACGGGCGATGGCTACAAGGTTGACATTTCTGGGAATCCCCTTACCAGATTTCTCTAACAAGTAGCCATACACCTGCACCTGCCACCGCTGTTGTTGTGATGGGAAGTATGAAAGGTTCTTAACCTTAACAGTTTTCCAATCTACAACATCACCAGTTTCAGGAATCCATAGGTCGATGTGTGCTTTCATTCCGTTGTACTCGACCTCAGTTTCGACTACATACTTTTCCCCGGATGGATCAGCAATAGCCAACGCTTTTTCAATCTCAGCGTGAATCGCAGTACCCATAATGGCAGCAAGCTTTAACTCGTTGTCATTAGTTTCAGGTTGATCATTAAGACGATACCAAACCTTACGGCGGCATCCTCCTAACTCAGACGGTCCAACCTGTTTCTGAGTGCTGCGACTACGGGCCGCATCTTTGTTCCTTAAAATCTCTATTAATAAATCTTTCATATTGACATCCATCCTATGTATCCTGCATCGGGATTATCCCGTAGCCACTGTTCTCTCATTTTGTTTTGCTCTTCCCAATTAATATTATTATCTTTGCTGGCAGTGATGCCATCTAGATAACCCTTCTCATAAGCTTCCCGTACGGCAAACTTTGCAGTCTTGTTCATTACTTCATCTTTCTTTTCTGCACGGCTATTTGTATCGGAGGACAGGTATTGATGTCAAGCAACGACGCAGTCTCTACTGCCTTCTGTGCTAACTCTGCTGCCTCATCTTGAACTAAGAACTTATCGCTGCGACGTGAGTACATATATCCCAAAGCAAACTGACCACCGGAACCGATACCGTAGTAATTGCCTTCGGACTGAATGAATGACATATCGGAGGCTATATGAAATATAAACCCGTTGAAAGCAATCAGGTAATCAAAGCCAGCGTCTTTATCTTTTTCATTATCATTCCAAGCGTAACCATTATCGGTAAACGTTTTGATGATGGATGGGATAACTCGCTTGCCCATAAACTGAACTTCATCTTGGCCTTTATATGATGGCGGATTCCAGTTGTAAGTTAAGATATCACCAGGCCTAGTATCACCAGTAATCGCAAGAAGGTACTGACCCTTCTCAATTATCTTAGGCGTCTTTAAAGAAATAGTACGTAAGTTATCTTCGGTGATCTGCGAATCAGCAGCTAAGATACAAAATGTTTTACCTTGCACTCCAACAACAGTTGTCAAAGTTGCCCTCCTTATGTCTTGAGATAAAGATATCACATAGTGAACTAAGACACGCCGTTGATCACCAGCTACTGTTATCGGAGGAGTGTGTATGTGTACAATACGAGCGTCAGCGAGTAAAAACAACAGCCCTTACGGGCTGTGATTAGTAAGGATACTGGGTGTTCCGTCTACCAACGCTGCGAAGAAACAAAGAAAAACTCCCTGAAAAATTTGGATCTGATCTCCGCTCACTAGGACCTCTTCATACCTGTCCTTGCGGTTCAAGTGTATTCACTGTGCTGGTTCAGTTTGATGACTATGAGATCTGCTGGTACTTCTTAGACGCAACCTGTGCTAACTGCGGTAACTTAGTAACAGTGCCCTGCCCTATTGACAAAATGTAGGCATAAAAAAAGAAGGCCCCGGTTAAGGGGCCCTCTGTCTTACCTCGCAGTAAACTAGATACTACTTACGACCAAATTCTTTCTCTGCTTTATCAGCCCACTTAACAAGTGGTGCTGCTACTGCACCGATTAGAACTGCGTACTCTGGGGACATATCTGTTGCCAGTGCTACACCCATAGTTACTGCTGAAGCAAGGACTGCTCGTGCATAGGACTTAGCCATACACTTAAACTCTTTGCTCTTTAACTTAGCTATTAGATCTTTCATAACCATCCTTTAAGGGCGAGCCACGCCCATAATCAGGGAGTAGGAACGTTTCTTTAGAAACACACCATCTCCATTTGATTGACTTCCCTTACTATCTGATGAGGTATTACCCTCATAGACCATAAGGAAACCTTTTCCATCATTGCTTGCACAAATACCAACGTGATCCGCTTGAGCATCCTTATCAAACTGAAAGAAAACTAAATCACCAGATTGGGCCTGCCCAACTGGAACTATCTTATTCTTCTTGGTAAACCATTTAAGTCCTGCATCGCAGGAGGCAAAGCCCTTCTTAGTCTGGGCTGCTACTTTAGATACTAATCCTGCTTGGTCATAACACCAAGATACAAACATCGCACACCAAGGGTTGTTGTTTAACCCATACCACTTACCAAAGATAGTGTCGTTATTACCAGTCTCTCTGTAATTTAATTGAGACTTTGCTGCATCAACTACATTCATTACCGCTCCGCTAACATCTTATAGATGTCATCTACTCGCTGTTCAATACGGGCAACTCGGCCTTCTAAATTGTGTCCACCATTACCATCGGGTTTTAACTCTGATAAATAGTTCTTAATTAAGTATCTAATGGTTGCCCCGATAAATACTACTACGGCTAAGAAGCCTGATATGGTGGTTGCCCAGTCAGCAATAGACATTTGCGTTATACCTTTCGGATTGTAATAAGAAGCACTCCGCCGTAACCGGTATAGCGCTTGTCTGTAGGTGTTCGGTTAATAAAGTCTTGCTCTTCAATTAGTCCTAGGTAGGATTCACCGGTACGGAAATCTTGTACCAATACAGTATCT